ATGTAATCACTTGTCACGCTTAGAACCTGCTGCACCATATTGCGCCTTTCAACTAATCCTCTATCATTTGCACTGAATACCGATGTTGTACCATTGAACAACACTTTGCGGTAATTCTTGCGCTCTATCTCATCAGTTATTTCGCTACGCTTTGTGAAGTTAAAGTAGTCCCAACCGCCACGGCTATTAACCCAACCCAATCGAATCCGGTCATTGTGGCAATCGGTCAACCCGTACTTGCCCGCGTTATAAAAATTATATACTATACACCTTTGTGTGGTGCTGTTAAATACGCGCACACGATAAAACCGCCAATTAGGGAATAGTGAAGGCTTTACAGTTAGTCCAGTCCAGTCGTTAAGGTTGGCAGGGTATACGGGCAACGCTTCAATATCATAGCCATTTAAGGAAATGGTTTGAGTAGTTGCAGCACCCGTGCTTGAATATATCTGAATAGTGAAATTGTCAACGACGTTATTTGAAAGATAGGCGTTGTTGCCGGGAATGGATAGCACGCCGTAATCAGTTTCCCACACTGGTATCCATACGTGCAAGCTATTTGGTGTTGCAGGAAATCCCCACGACAATGCAAGATACCAACTATGTGTGTCGGTTGTCCTATCCGTCATGACGTAGGCAATACTCGAATTAAGTGAATACCTTACCTTTTGAGTTCCCGATTCTACATTTGGCTTGTATCCATCTATTACTTGAAAGTATCCATTGATGGCTATCATTTCCGTCCCAACCTCTTCACTGCCTTCAGCCTCTGTCAACACACCACCAACTATCCACCATTCAGACAATGTGAAGTTTATAATCTTTTTGCTTAGATCATCAACCGTGTCATCTGTGCTAAAATGGAAATTCAATGGTTCCGAGTTGCGCATATCTTCTAATAATGGCGCAAGGTCAAAATACAATCTGTCATCAGGTGCAGCTGGTATATAGAAGTTGTAAGTCTTAGAATCAATCACAACCTCTACACCATAGCGGAATCCTGTGTTTGCAGTTTGCGTACTCGATGCAATTATCATTAACTTTTGACCACGTACCGCCCACTCGTAGGGTTGGTCTTCTATTGTTATTGCCATTATCTTTTGTTTAGTAATAAACGGTTTTCAACTGATTTAATATATCCTTCTATTAGCTTATCCTTGTACTCGTCCCATGTATCATCTATTGCCTCTGCGTAGTAGTTGATTCCTTCGATGCCATTCTTGCCAATGCTCTTAGCAATAGCAAACGCTGCACTCTTGATAGCACTCTCGGTTGATTTGATAAACTCGCCCTGCCTGTTGCGTAGTTTCAGACGTTTGATGCGTATCCAGTCCTCAATAGGTTTAACAGGTGGCATCTTCGCCCCGGGTGTTCTACCAAACTCAATTACATCTGCGTACTTTCCTGCCTCATCATTAGACACGGTGAAGTCAATCGTAGGCTTGTTATAGCGTATCTTGAGATTGTAGTATAGTGAGTTGAGCAAACGTCCTGATGCCACGCGGTTAACCGTCTTGCCGCGCACCCTACGTTTAATGCGCAGGTTAGATTGCGCACGCTCTATAACAGCTACCGCGTATTCATTCAATATGTCCTCAAACTCATTCGCCATTAGGTGCGTTCAATAATTATGGCAATGGATGTAATACCAGCACTTGCCACGGTGGCATTATTGATTAATTGAAACGACAATAAATCACCTGCTGTAATTGATAGCGTGTTGACATTATCGCTCTTTGTTGGTGATGCTCCATCAGCATTTGTAACGGTTACTGTAACACTACTTGTTACTCCATTTTTTCTCACTGCAATAACTAGCGAACCCGTGGCACTTTGCGTTCCGTTCATGCGGACATATAGATTCTTTACAATACCATCTACAGGAACCGCAAATTGTCGGTTAGATTCTGTTCCGTTAAAAGTAGCAATACCTGTGATTGCAGCATAGACGGTTGACGAAGCCACAACGGTTAGCGTGTATACCTGCCCGTAGGTTATAGTGTCCTTTTTATTGTTGATTTGCGTTTGTATTGCACTGGTCACACCATCTAAATATCCAAACTCAGTATTCGATACTGCGCCCGTGCCGATGTTAGCCGCATCAATTCCCGTTGGCATATCACCCGCTGCAAGTGATGTACCCGCTGTTACAAGCCCCTTGCTATCATATGTGATTTTGGTATTGGTTGCGCCCGTTATCGGGGCGTTGCCTGTTAGCTTGCCATTGAATGTTGACCAATCTGCGCTGCTTAATGCACCACGATTTGCCGCACTTGCCGTTGGTAGGTTAAATGTGTGCGTTGCTGATGCGCTACTTATTGCAAAGTCAGTCCCGGCTGTTCCAACTGCGAAGTTTTGCGTGCTGTCGGTTAAGCCATTCAATGAACTAAGTCCGATTGCGTATGTCGTGTGCACTTCACCTATGCGCCCGTCCTCGGTATAAAGAGTAACCGTCTTGCCATTTGTGTTTTGAATATCAAACTCAATGTGGATTCGGTCGGTTGCAGCCGTAACAGTGGTAGGTACGGAGATAGTGAAGCTATACAAATCAGGCACGTTGCCGTTTGTGATTTCTTCCATTGTGGAAGTAGCCACAAGTGTAAACGTGCTACCGTTGTACGTGTATAGCTTAGCAAGTATTTGGGCATGGTTAGAACCCCCGCCTGTTTCACTTAAGTAGACATCAATGCTCCATACACCTGCAGGTATAACAAGATGGTTTGGCGAGCCTACATCTGTGATGAATCGAGCAATTACACCTGTAACCGATGCAGTAAAGTTTGCCGCTGGCCCTGTGTTCGCTGCAGTGCCTAACTGGTAGTATGGGTTGCCACCTATTGTACCCTGTGAGATGTTACCGTTAAAGTAGAAGACTTGACCACCACCACCGCCCGTTGAGGGTAAAGTCCGAAGCGCACCCGTTCCATCTATGTACTGATCTACTGTGCCGTTTGCGCCAACTGCAAGCGTGCCTGATGTGGTAACGGGCGAACCTGTTACGCTAAATGCTGCATTTGTTGGTGCGGGCATGGTAAGACCTACCGATGTTACCGTGCCACTACCACCTGCTACCGCAAACTCCACTTTGCCGCTGGCAGCATCAACTAGAGTCAACACCTCCCCAGCTGTGGCTGTTAGGCTATCTACAGCCGGTGTTTTTATTATTACGGCGTTCTGAGTAAAAGGAAACGCGCCACCATCAACCCCGATGCCAATAGCAAGCGTTCCGAATTGATTTGTAACGGCCAAACCCGCTTGAGTATTCAAAATTGAGGATTCACCGCTGGCAGTTATTTCGGCGGTGTAATTGTTGGCTGTGTCGGTATATCGTACAAATGCGTTTAAATTATCCGAACCGAATTCGGTTTCATCGTTTCCGTTGGAGTTATTAATACTTAATTTTCCGTCAGAATTTACGGTATATGAGCCAACGTTATCGAACGTTAACGCGAAATTCCCCGCGTCGATTACATTGTTAGTGGTTAGAACATTATCCTCGGTTATTACATCCTGCAACCCTTGCGGGCTTGGTATCGTAGGCTTGTTTAAGATTTCAGCCACGCCGCTCACTGCATTCCAGTCCGAGTTAACCTGTGCTGCAGGAATGGTAGGTTTATTCAATATCTGATAGTCGCCACCTGACGCATTCCAATCCACGGGCGTTTGACGCAAGCGATAACCTGCAGCCTGTAAAGTCCAGTACGATGGATTGCTAGGATTGATGCCGTCATTGTTAGCGATGCAAGCATATACGCTGCCGTTATACCAAACACGGTCGCCAATCTGATACGGGTTGCCCGTGGCAGTTGTGTGGTTTGCATTCCACTCGGTAGATACATATGGTCCACCACCACCACCACCGCCTCCTGAAGCATCAAACGTTATAGTGCCGTTGCCGTTATCCGTTATGGTCATATTCGTACCCGCCTCAAGATTGAGTAAGGTCTGTACTACGTTGTCAACTCCATTCGTCTGAAGTGTGATGCCATACCCGGTACCCGAACCACCCGAACCACTTGCACCACCAACAGACCATATAGCGGGAATGTCACACGCTGACCAATCCCATGGAACTTCTAGTTGAATCGTGAATGCAACACCCGTAACCGTGTTCTTTTGCTCTTCCATGAATGGCTCAAAAGTCACATCATTGATAAGTTGCACATCAAAGCCAAATAGCTGCAATCCGTTTTGCACCTCGGCTATAAGGTCTTGCCCTAATCGCACACAATCACTAATGACTTCGCGCTGGTATTCGGCCTTATATTCTTTGTCACGGGGTATATCCGCAAACATGATGTGGAAACCAAACTGCATGCCCCCTTGCACAGGCTGAATCGTATCGGGCGTAACGTGCATGAAAGGATATTGATCGTCCTGTAGTTGGTCGCTCATATCAATTTGCCCGTGCGTAAATCGCTTAATCAAAAAGTGACCTGCAGCAAATGCTTCCAGGCGATTGATTAATACATTGTAGCTGTAGTTGTAGCTATTCATTATCTATTGCGTTTTCTCATTTCAACTTTCTGCACATACACGTAATCCGCTAGGTACGTTAGGTGCGTAAATACTTCATATACTCCCCGCTCTGTCACAGCGTCAAACTTCGTTATATCCCTTTCCGCTAGTGATTCAATGATATGAAACCACCCGTATGCGGCTAAGCCGTCTGGGGTTGTTCCTGCGTCATCTCCTTCACTATCTCCGTTATCTCCTTTGCCAAAAATTCGAGGGAAGTGTTGTATAGTTCTATTTCTAAACTCGAAAAAAAAAGCAGTACATTGAGTACATGGTCGAGTGTTAGCTTTAATACTTCATCTTCGTACTTACGTTTGGCGTTAGGGTTGTAGGCTTCTATGTCGTAGTACTTACCGAACTTAGCCTTTACAGGTCGGTATAGTATGCACATCATCTTGTGCGCTGCTTCGCCATTTATCTTTCCGTTCTTGTAGACATTGCCGCACTGGGTATCGAGGTCGATGTATTCACCGAATGTAAGCTCGTTAAGGTTAGGAATAAATCCTAACTCTATTGCGCCTACTCTGATTCTACGTTCAAAATCGCTACTACCTAACTTTATTGCAGCTTTAAATTGCGTGATGATTTCATCAATGACGTGTGATTGAAGCAGGCGTATGCTCTCGGTGCTCTTGCCTGTGATGATATGCACGCGCTCGATGTCATCAACTGCATTCTGATAGTCGATGTACTTAGCAAGCGTTACCGCTTTGGCATTAGCCGGTATGTTCACTTTAACTTTCATGCTCCGTTCTATTGTAGTTTTTGTGTGTTATTTGTTACAGGTCTGAGTGCACTTGAATAATTACGGGTGCTTTCTCATCACCGCTATGCGTGATGCGTGCCTGTTTGGGTTTGAAGTATTCGAGTAGGGCCGTGTAGTGTTTGATGTATTCTTCATCCTCCATTTCATTCATAATTCGCATGCATTTGGCTGCGCCCTCTTGCACGAACCATTCGCCTAACTCATTCCACATCTTAGTCTTTTCACTTACTGCACCTTTCGGTTTTAGGCCACCGTGACCCGGCAACAAATGGCCTTTCTCGTTTCTTGATTTTTCCATATGTGTCGATAAGATATTGTTACTTAGCTTCGTTTACTTTTCCTAACTGTCTTCTAAATTCTTTAATTAGATCGCGAATGCATGATGCACACCCGCTAGGCTTCTCATTTTTCTTTGTTATCTTGCTGAACCAATAATACAACATCTGCAAATCGTCCTGTTCTATCTTATTGGCCTTGCTTACTCGTTTGATGAACTCATCCAGTGCTGCGACCTCTTCAGGTTTCATATCAATGGCAAACCATTTATGTGCCGGGCATGAGGTGAACCTAAACTTTGTCTTTACATCCATGAAGCAACCGCACAACTTTATCTTTTCCTTGTAGTAAGTTACCTCGTTTTCATCAGGCATGACGGTGCCACCGATTAAAGGTGTGCCGCACGTGCCGAATGTAGGTTGGTAGAACTTACATTTTTTGCAAGTCATTAGCCTCTCTCTCTGAATGTGCAATGGCGCGTTGAAGTTTAACATACTCTCGTATTCTTTTTAGTGCCCTATGTATTGAAGTGCGCAAGTAGGCATAGGGTATACCTGTTTCCGCGCT